GGGAAAGAAGTATTAAACCTCCTACTAAAGCTTATTTAGGTGAGAAGGTTTATTTGAATAGTGAAGCTTTTATATTTATAACTCCTAAGTTATCAAATAGGAATTTTGAGAAAATGCTTAAAGATAAAGATAACAAACGTAAAAATAAACATGGTAAGAAATCCAAAAAGGAAAGAGGAAATCATTGTTCAAATTCTCTAAGCAAAAAATTACTTGGTGGATCTAGTGAAAAGGATAATTTTGATATGTTCCTTTCTGAGTACATTGAAATAACTAATCTTGGTGTAACTGAGAAGTTAAACATGTCAGAAAGCATAGTTAAAGTTAAATTAGACGATTATGATTTAAATGTTAGAGTAAATGATCTATCATTTGATCCTGAAGACCTAAATGTTGGGGTGTCTGAGAGTATATTTAATAAGTTTGATAGACCGTTAGAACTAATAGATTGTGGAGGATCTGGTGATTGCTTAATTAAGTCTATAAATGTTTTCTTAAAGTCTGTTTCACCAGGGAAAAAGTTGTATACTACTCAGTTTTGGTATAAGGCTTTTGGGTTAGATATAGGAACGTACCTAGATGACAATCATGTCTCTTTGATAGCTTCTGCGATGGATATAATAGTAATAGTAGTTAGGGTTTATGAAGGCCAGTCTGTGTTTCAAGGTTTTGGTAAAAGAGGGCTTGTAGTTTTAGTATACAATGATTACCCGAACCATTTTTACTCCATTATACCGAAGAGTTTAAGCCCGATTAACATGACAAGTAGTGAGGTAAAGAAGTTAAATGAGTTAGAGCAATCTAATAAAGAATCAGGTGAATCTGAGTCTGAAGATTCAGCTAAATCAGATGAATCAGAAGAGTCTAATAGTGATGAAGAAGGTCCTTCTGTCAAAAATATGTTAGATGAAGGAAATACTATAGTAGAATATAGTTATATTGAACATCAGGAAAACTATGAGATATTTGACAAGCCATCAGAAAACTTGAAAGAGGAAGTCAGTTTTGAAGATCTATATGATTACTGCCAAAGCAGATTCGAAATTAAATCAAATGGTTATAGATTAGAACCTAATGATTCAGTTGTTTATTATAAGTTCAGACACAACTGCTTTAAAAATTATGCTTTATTTACGCTAAATTTGCCTAATATAGCAGAAGCTCCTCTTTCTAAGTGGGGAGCTAATTCTAACAAAACACCAGACTATTTCGAAGATAGGGTAGATTTCTTTATAATGATAGAATTTACTGTATGTAATAGATTTGAGACTGCCGTTGAAGTCAAAAAAGGATTAAAAAAATATACTCATGAACTAGACTTCTTTAGAAAGATTAAGCCTGTTTATGAATTTTACCTAATACTCAGCTTGGATAGTGGTGTAGATGGATTAATTGATAAGATCATCCAAATTTCCAAGACAATGAGTACACCTCTTAATGTTGACCCAAGGACAATGATGGAACAAGTTCTTGAAGAGATTACTTATATAAATTACAACGTTACGAAATTCCTTCCAGAATTAATCTATAATAATGTTGAAGAATCTGAATCTCCATTGATTTTAGAACCTCTATTTAAAAACCCTTTCAATATCCAGGAGAATTTAGTAAGTATGAAAGGTGATAGAAACATATTAGTTATCAATGTTTTATGGAGGAATTTAAGGAAGTTGGAAAGAGACTTTAAATTTTTCCCTTTGAAAGGCAAGTTCATAATAAACGTTAATTTAACTAAATCAGATTGTTGGATTGATTATTCAGACACTGGTATAACAAAAAAGCTCTTGCTCAATAAGATCCAGACAAATTCATTAGATCTTGTGAATTACGTGAGGGTTAAAGGTAGTATGAAAGATATAGACCTTCCATTCTCCAGAGGTAAAAAGATAAAATTCACTATTGATAAAACTAGGAAGAGGGCCTTTAATATTATAATTGAAGATAATAATTATCTGAAAAGGTTTTTTGTTAAGCTAAAGGGTTCTAAAATTAAGACATTAGTAGATCATAAATTGGATGATCAATTGGAAACTTTACCCAAGCTATACTTAGATAAATTAACTAACTTAAACACAACTAGTGAGAGAGTTATAGTACAGGGAAAAAATACATTCATTTTCCCAATAACAATGCCTAAAATAGGGGCATTTGATAAATTCTTCCATAATGATAACTGTACTAAATTGACTATTACCAGATTCTTGTTGAGAAGGATCACAACTGTCGAATTTAATAAAAAAATAATTAATCGAAATCTGGATTATGATAAACTGAATGAGATATCCAACGCACTCAATAATGTCCGGCTCAAGCTCAAGCAATCTGGTTTGAGTAACAAGGATATAATTCTTTTAACTAAGCATTATCGTACACGAATGCACAAAGCCAATTATTGTCCGGAAGTGAGCATTTCAAGATTTTTAGATTCTGATGATGTAAAGGCTGACATTATCCAATTATCAGAGCTTCAGAGATCTTATAGTAATAGTATAAATGAGGAGACTAGAACTTGTTACAGGAATAGGTTTAGTATCGGTAAAAGCATGATGGATAGTTATTGGTCTAATGAGATGATGCATTTTGGAGCTTCTAAAGGTAAGATAAGAATAACCCCAAAAGAAGATTTAAATTTGCTACATAACAAATTTATTGAGTTATTAGAGAAATTATTCTTAAATAGAATAGATAGAACTACAGATGATGTATATTCTAACACGGATCCTATAGGGTTAAAGTTATCTAAGACTGTAAAACAAATGAGAGATTTATTAGATGATGAGATGGAACCACTATTACACACTAACCTAATGCATTGCCTTTTGTTCATTTCCAGATTATGTTATACTCTTATGTATTACTCGAATATAAAACTTAACAATAATGATTTTTGTTATGACAATCTAGGTTATGAGAATTGTTTACTTCTTATTAAGGGTGGTAAGAATATTAGATCTACTAAAAGGAGCAGATTATTTAAATTGATAATCCCTATTGATGATGATGTAAGATGGATTTATAACTCACCTCATAATGAATACTTTTCTGATAAAGGGATAACTTATTTAATATTACCATGGCAGAATTTAAAATTTGAATACATGAAGAAAGGGAGTGAACTCTATTATTGCTTTCCTAATTATTTTGTATCTTCAAAATTGGAGTCTAAATTAGATATAGAATTTTATAAAAAATTTGTATCTTTAAAGGTTTTAAATATGTTTAGTCAAAGGAGGAAGATTGAAATTTGGTTCTCTAATCTACGTTATATATATCTTAACAGTACATCAGTCTATACAAATGTTGTTGAGCTCATAAATGATATGGTAGACTATGACCATGATTTATATTTCTACCTGATACAAAGACTTTTTATGAACCATTATCAAGACATTGTATCTGATTGTAGAAGATCACATCTCTATGATATACTTCACGGAGTATCTTATGATAATTTTGACTTATGTGCAGAAAGATTTGAAGAGACTTCTTTTATGTCAAAGGCACCTTTTGATCCAGTTAATGAACATATTAATAACTTAGTTGAAATATTAAAGACACAGAAGTATTATCTAGAAAATGTAAACACCTTTGATCCTATTCAGGTTCTAGAAAAGACTTCTGCTGATGTCAGTGAGATAGATTACCTCGATAAAATCTACCAAAATGACTTTATGTTTGATCCAAGGTTATGTTACTTAATTGGGGATTATATTTCTAAAATGTTATCTAGAAGTGTTACCAAGGCAGAGTTAATAAACAAATTTACTAACATCATGCATAAGAGCTTCACAGAGATTAAGACAAGTAAGGGTATGAGATCTTCAGAAGGTGAGTTCTGGGGTGACAAAGGTCATGATGTTGTTTTTGACAAATTAGATTTTAAAGAAAAAATCTTAAAGGTGTTGGCAGACTTTCCCACTACCTTTGGTGGGTATGAGAAATTAACTTCTGATAGCCATATAAGTTATTTTGATAGGATTAAAGATTTAGAGAATATCATTATGGAATTTGATGTGAAAGATAAGGTCCAATATAAAGGTTCCCGGGAAATCTATGTTATGACAGACACGACTAAGACTTTACAACAACCCATTGAGCAATTCTTTAAATTTTTATGCTCCTTAACACCAAATGAATTAATAAATAAAAAGAGTCACATTAGACCTAAATTTATACACTCTAAAGTCTTTGAGCAGACAGAAGATGGTAATGGTGAGAGAACTTTATGCACTTTAGATTGCAGGAAATGGGCTCCTAGGTCAAACATATTAAAATATTATTTTTTTGTCCTGGGAATGTCAACGCTTTTGCCTTCTTCCTTTATTCATTACTTTAATGCTGTATGGACACATATGCTAAAAAAGAAGGTGAGGGTTCAAAAAAGGTATCATGACCTTTTAATGAAGAATCCAACTGTCATTAATCTCCTAGATTGTTTAACAAAAAGAGACGATGGTGATTACGAATTGATAAATTGTTTGAGCTTTATGATGGGTATTTATAATTACTTATCAAGTTTCTTCCATGCCTCTACTCAACTTTATTTTAATGAAAAGATATCTATGCCTAATGGTGTAACATTTAACTTATTAGCACATAGTGATGATAGCGGTGGGATAATAACATCAAAAAATTTTGATAAAAACATAGAGTATTTTAAGTATTATGAAATTTTCCAAAAGTGCTGTAATCACCTAATGTCAATAAAGAAGTCTGCATTATCTAAAGATACATTTGAGATTATCTCTATCATGTATCACAATAATAGATTAATACCAATGACACACAAGTTCTTAGCCAATATGAGTTTTGAACCGAAGGGATTAGGATGGGCTTCTGATATATCTTCTATTGTTAGTAAATTGGTTGAATTGTTTTCTAATGGTGCTACATATCTACAACTATACTCTACTATGTTGTCTATGGGTGAAATGATACGAAAATTTTACCATCTACCTAGAAGCAGGAAACTTTCTAGTGTGCCAATCTCCTTTGGTGGTGTTTTTAACATGCATCCAATACATTTAATACTTCTAGGTGCTGACGCACAAGAGATAATGTTAGACCTGTTAGAGAGTAATAATCTTAGAAACTTTAGGATAGATTGTCATGTAATGATTACTGGTAGTTACATACCAGGTAGAAGTACTGGAGTTAAATTTTTACTCCCTTATCACAAAAGACATAAGAATACTTTAGACTTAACAGACATAGATAAAGAGTTCTTGAATAACTGGTCTATGATAGGTCAATCTAGGACTATAGAAGAAGCTGTTGAATATTACTCATCATTATATAATACTAATTTTGTTTATTCCCTATCAGGTATCGACGTTATGCAGCTTTTCCTCACAACACTTTATGGGAAATCAAAGATACTTAGACTTGATGAGAATATGATAGATTTGAGGAGACTCTGCATTGGTTATATTGCCTTTCAAAAAATCAACCTTAAGGCAAAAAAATATGAGTATGTATACTCTAACTTTTATGAATATATGAAGCTTGCTGAAAGTGTTTTCTTTGATATGACCAAATTTGATAGAGAAATGAGGAAAACATGTAAGCCTTTTAATTATGACACTTTTGCAAACTTAGGATTAAATCTAGATTTTAGGACTATAAACCAGTTAGTTGCAACTCATAGAGAGCCCAAGTTACAGGCAGTTGTCCCAAACCCAGATAAATTTGAAGTTATAAAGAAGTGGCTTGTGAATAGCTTGAATATGGACGAAAATATGACAATAGATACCCTAGCAAATTTTGAAAGAAAAGATCTAATAAAATCTAGATCAGCATACCTTTTTATCCCATCTAGAGTAACTTTAGATACGATAGAAAGATTTTGGACATACTCCATATTATATTGCACTAGACGTTACTATATTTCCAGTTTAAAACCACAATTTTACACTTTAAATACAGTATTAAACTGGGACTTAGATTATGACCTTTGGAAGCATTTAAGCTTATTAATTAAAATTATTTTAAAAAACAATCTAAGTGAAAATGTAATGGATAAACTCTATTGTGAGACGTGTAGACATGATCAGATCTTCAAAGATAACATACAAGAAATCTTTAGAATTTCGAAAGTAGAAGCATTTAATGAAGTAGAAACTTGGTTAACCTTTGCAACTTACGAAAAGACACAGCATAGAGGAACAAATGTTTGGTTTGGTCCTGCTGAATTTAGTTTATACACAATTTTTGGTTGTGTGCAACACTATTACATTGATGGAAGGCCTTATACAGCTTGGAAGATAAACGACGAGAGCTTGTTGAGTAATTTGTACCATGCTTATAAGATGTTCTGTGACAGTAGAGGCATAAGATATGAACAACCTTCATACAACTATAACTATGATCCAAGTGTAAAGATGGGATTTAATAGTATGAACACAGCACATTTCTTATATCCATCAAATAGTGGTATCTGTTTAACTGACAGTATAGTTGAAGTTTCAACAATCAAAACATATAGGTTATCTAGAAATAATAACATGAAGTTCACTTACTTAAATAAGGTTTGTGATTTTGAATTATATTATAATTATGACATGAATGAAGATTTTTACAATAAGCATAATTTATCAGGTCTAAAGAAATATATCTTTCCTAATGAAAAGGTTGTAAAGAAACAAGAAGTACTTGGAAACTTCCTAGGTACCAAGATAATTAAAGTTTTATCTTGTGATGAATCAAATCAATCTAATGCGTCCTTTATAACCAAGTATAAAAATATTAATCTCCTAGGCACTCATTGTTCATTTACTAGGGCTCTATGTTTAGCAGATAATAAAGGTGTTACCAGATACAGATCTTCAGCTAATCCAGATTTCTTTGATTTAAGTGTATTCGAAGGTAAGAGTATACTGTCAGTACCTATTATTGACCTGGTATCTTCAGTTAAATTCACAAGGTTAACAAGTTTAGATTATAAAGTTATTATAAATTTATGTGAAGGGAAAATATTGACTTATAAAGATGTCGAAATATTGAATAAGTTAAAGGATAAACTTGGTTTGATAGATTACGCAGCCACTTTAGTTACGTTTTCACTAAAAGCTAGGGATTTTAAACCTTTAGAAATAAATAAAACAGACGTTAACATTATAATAGAAATGGTCCTTTGTGTATTATCTGCCATTCAAGATTCTATGAGTAATTTCCCAGAAGTAAAGAGTAAGAAATATCAATACTATGGAAATAAACAGTCTTGGTGGGTTAAATTGTATCTTTTAATAAATTATGAGAACTTAGAGAGCTTAACCTCACATTTAGTTAGAGGCATTTTTAGGTCACAATATGACAATAGTGGACAGTTTTGGAGATCTAGAGTTAATAATAGGTTAGCTTCATTATTATTGTTGAGTGAGAAAACTATTAACAACCTGTACAACTTTCTTAAGTACAGTCTTACCAGTATTAAAAGAAAAAGGAAATTTGATTTATTAAAATCAGAATTAGAAAAATTTAAGGAAATACAACTGGCTAAAAGAAAAGTCACTTTCAAATTAGATGATGATGATGACTCTGAGGCCGAACTCTGCTTTAGTGAAATAATCAACTCTGAGACATGGAATGTATATTTGTTAGATAGAGATGAGATGGATAATGTTGAAGACTGTGGTAATGATGATGTAACTTGCTTTAAAAGAAGGTGGCATCATTTAGATAAAAACCCATCCTTATCAGAAGAAGAAGAAGATAGTGATGCAGAAGAAGATTCTAGTGATGACGAAGACGAAGATGTTCCTGATCCTGATACATTTTCCAAACATCAAAAAGGTGATGTAAGGTTCATAGTAAGGACATTACAGGATTCATTACTAGTACAAGAAGAGACCTTAATGTATAATTACAATACTTTAGAGCTATGTTTTCTAGGTGACCCTTCTTATTTTACTTGGTTAGGTAATTTTGATAAAGTAACTAAAAGGATAGATGGAATTGAGTACACGACGCTTAAATATCCAGGTAAAACTTTCAAGGATGATAACATTCAAAAAATAAAAAGATTTGTCTTAGAGGAACAACTTGGAACAAGTGAGCTATTGGAATCTATGTTTAAAGAGAAAGACTTGAATAAAATTAAAGAGGCTGAATTAACAAAAAAAGCTGGTGAGGAAGAGAAGAAACAGAGAGCATTAAGAGAGGACTTTAGATCATATTTGAAAGAAGAGCTATCTAAACTGGGATTAAGTGATGTAGATCATATATTAGATATTGCCTTTGGACATGTAAAATTAGACCTACATGAATATTTAGAAAGTCAATTAGGTGATATTGAAGCCTTATTCAACAATTCTATGGATGATGTAATGGTTGAGAAGAAGAAGAAGAAAATATCAAATTATTTACCAGGTTTCATTGGCGTTGTTAATGATCCTGAATTGAAGTCAGAAGTTACAGCTATATTTGGAGACAATGCAGAATTGGTCTTTGCAGGTAAAATGAGGTTGAACAAGTTTGTACTAGAGCACTTTCAATTGATGGCTAGAACCTATTTTAATAGAGTGGATGAAAATAAGAGAGCACTGTTAAGCTTTTTATTATCAACTATGAAGGATGCCATAATATGTGATGACTCAGATCCTTGGTATCTCAACGTCATAGCAGAAGTTATCTCTAACCTAGATAAGGAATTCCAGGATAAAGATAATGATGAACTGTTTCTGGTACCAAAACCTCAAAGAATTGAAATAAATTATGAATTAGAAGACATTTATCCTGCAGAAGTAGAATCAAATTCAGATAGTGAGTAGGAATAAAACCTTAAGTCTAAGACTTTTCGATATTTTTATATATTGTTTAAAAC